AAGTCGTTGGTCTCTATTGAGTCTTGCCATCTACCACCTATTGACCATTGCGAGCGGTTGCACCTCGACAGCCTTCTTCGGAGCCGCACGACGACTAGCCTCGCAGGCATAGCGAAGCGCGTCTATTAAATGATTATCACGGTCTGCCAAAATCGGCAATACTTTCCCCGTCAAGGGATCGGTCTTGTAGCTATAGAATGTTAGCTCATCAATTGTATGCGTGCATCTGGGGTGAACAATGATGTCATGAGACTTCAACCATTCAATGCCTTCCTCGACCGACTTTGGCCCTTTGACCGCCGACATGATCTTTGGAAACCCGTTCTGCCTCATATGGCTGATTGTCTCAGGTCTTGAGCTATCGGCAACTATTGGCCACTTTTCTGAATCAGGAACGGTTAGGAACAAGTCAGGCGTATGCACAATCTCGCAGCCGACCATGTAAGCCTCGTGATCGATGTAGAGCGTGCGCCCTATGACGTGGCAACGAACTAACACCGTTGGATCACTAGCGAAGCCCCAGTCTGCGCCTAGCCGGTGGATGGCATCAGGTGGAGCTTCGAACTCCTCAACCGTCCAGTTCCTGAATACCCGCGAGCTGCTGTGTTGGATATAAGCACCTTTCCAGACGTGAGCGTATTTGTCTGGGTCACGGGCGCGGTCATATTCCATCTCAGCCCGCAGCACATCAGGAAGCCACAGGTTGTCGTCATAATTGACCTCAATGCACACTGTGTCGGGAGGAGGCTTGTCACCTCGCAATAGCACGTCAACAGGATCGGTTGCCTTGTTTGGGTTCCACGAGAACCACAGCTCTGAATCAGGCTTACGAATTGTTGGGCGAAGTAGATCAAGGCTGCGCTGAGATAAGGACTGCGCCTCTTCCACCCATGCGCGATCATAGCCTTCTAATGATTTAATGGATTCAGCGGTGTGGTTTTGCATCCCTTGAAAGATGATGATGCCGTCACCGCGCTTGGATTTGATAACTGATTCTTGGATCTCGAAATAGTTTTGAGCGTTCATCTGTTCGATCTTGACCTCAAGCAGGCGCTTAACCGATTGCGACAAAGACTTTTGGACTTCACGCACGCAAACGCTGCGGCTGTTCTGGTCCATGATATGCGCTTCAATCATTAGCTCGGCGAAGGTGTGTGATTTGCCAGAGCCCCGGCCACCATATGCGCCCTTGTAGCGTGCTGGCGCTAACAGCGGCTCGGCCCAGATTGGCGTTTCTATGCGAAGCGTTGTCACTTCTTAACCAATACGCGCTCAATGCGTGTGATGTTAAGCTCACCGTTGAGGTCAATCTTTTGCGGAGCGTTGAAGCCGTGCATGGCGTTTATCTCTTTGATTGCTCCAGTCATGCCTTGAGGGTTTTGCCCCTGTTCTGCAATCTGATAGGCCTTAACCAAAGCCTTCACGCTCATTTCACGAGACCAAAGAGCTTTCTTCTCTAGCTTTTCCTTGAGTTCTGCAACCCTAAGGGAAACCTGTGGGTGGGCCATTAGCTTGCTTGCAGAGTCCCACGTGCTTTCTGGTTTGCTTCCTGGACGCACATTGAAGGCACTACGATAGGCGTCTGCCTGTGTCATTCCGTCTGCGACTGCCTGTGCGAAGGCTTCTTGTTTGGGTGTTAGCTTCATGTCTTGCCCTTCTTGTAATGCTGGGAAAGAATTAACGGTGCGGCATTGTTCCAACTAACTTTGTGGTGGATTCTGGAATGCCCTACGTTCCCATTTTGCGGACTTGATATTTCACTGACCTTTACGCAAGATGGAGCATACATAACGCTATAGAATGTTTTTACATAGGTTCCACTGTCTATGTAGAGATCCGACATTCCACCTTCATTTGATTGAGTTGTTTTCTGCACCAGCTTTGCCGAGAGTATTGTTAGGAATAACAAGCCCTTACGTTGTTCACAGGTGTAGGTGTTCACATCTTCATTGATACGGCCCACGAACTGAAACGGTCTTTCTGTATCGCAGATAAAGCTATTCATTGCCTTGCGTTTTGTGCCTATGGTTTTCTTTGCTTCTCCACCGCCTATGTGATCACCGCCCTGGCTGATTGCTATACTGGCAAATGGTGTTGCACTTAGATAATCCACCAGACCTGAAAACAGCCAGTCAAGGTTTTGAATCCTTCCATATCCATAAAATCCGTTTTCATCAAAACAATATTCGAACCCTGTATAATCATCATCTAGCTGAACAAAATAACGAAAGCCTTGTTCCTTAGCGATTTGAAAGCTGGCATTTCTAGCGTAGATAATGGCCCGTCTGTCTTGGAAGTTATCGCCCTCATCAAACGTCTGGGCAATGGCCTGCTTGTCAAACATGACAACGCTGGATTTGTAGCGGGCCTTATACTGATCTGCATGTTTATCTTCATTATCGATGACAATTAAAATTGGCCCGGTATATCCTGCATTCCTGAGGGAAAAATAGGTGTGAACGCGATCTGGACGACCATGAGTCAGTATCAGGGCTGCAAAGTCATTGCGCATCTTCTAATCCTGCTTTTGCCTTAAACCTCCCTGCCTGTTTAAGCATTGCCTCGCTGAGCTCGACGAAGCCATTCTCTATAGCCTTATCATAGTCGATAACAATTAAGGCGCTGCGCTCCATCAGGTCTTGCGTCACTAGGTCTGCGTGGGAATAAAACTCAGCTATATTGCGGAAGTCAAAGACTGTGTGACGATCTGCAGCTGCTACTAGAAACTTGCGAACATCGGCTGGGATGTCAGCCTCTGCAATCTCTAGCTTTAGCTCTGTGGCTTTGGTTTCGTCGTAAAGGCTTGTTACTCTTGGCTTGTCACCCTTTGGCGTATAAATTGGCGCTTCTATCTTGCGGCTGTAGTTTTGGGATAGCTCATCAGATTGAGAAGTATCATCTAGGCTTCCATACATGGCCTCGATCAGATCCTCACCTGTAAAGCCTGTCAACTCTACACGAAAGCCTGCAGCATCTAAATCTCGTAATTCTAACGCCAACAAATCCTTGTCCCAACCAGCATTTAGGGCAAGTTTGTTGTCGGCAATAATATAAGCACGCTTCTGAGGCTCGCTCCATCCTTCCGCTATCATCACGGGTAAAGTATTCATGCCTAGTTTACGTGCCGCTAGTACCCGCCCGTGGCCTGCTATGATGCCGCCCTGCTCATCTACAAGCACCGCTGTAGTGAAGCCCCATTCCTTGATGCTGGCTGCGATCTGGGCGATTTGCTCCTCGCTATGGGTGCGGGAGTTCTTGGCATAAGGCACTAGCCGATCGATTGGCCATTGCTCTACTTTGTCGGCTGGGTTTGTTTTCTCCATGAGGCATTATCCCTTTATTCGTGGCAATTGTCTAGCGTATCGCTTGTTTGATTAGTTCGCTCATGGCTTTCTTTGGAGATCCAAACCATTGCACGAGTTCTTTCCAGATCTGTGCTTCTGGTTCATCTGCCCTGAACTGAATAGCAATAACGGCAGCCCCTTCGGACCGCCGCTTTGCATTGTGTTTAGCTTGACGGGTGGTCATGAAATAGCATCCACAACATGGCCGTTCATCATAGCATCATAAGTAGCCAACCAAGCCATATATCGCGCATGTCTTGGCGAGTCCAAGTTATAGCGCCTCCAGCTGCCATCCTCTTGGATTTTATCCCAAAAGCCAGAAGCATCGTCCCAGAAATATTGGGTGTGATGACGACCGTTAGCGGTCTTGATAATGAGTGTGCCTGCGTTTTCCATGTGTCTCTCCTTCAAAGTGGGTGGGGGCCGAAGCCCCCGTTGATGCGTTACCAAGCTTTCCATATGTTACCATTTTTTAAGATGTAATGCCAAAATGTTGGAACCCTAAAGTCTTCTCGATCTTGCTCAACGCAATCAACTATTCCATCATAATTTTTGCATTCTCCAATCAAAACTTTTGTAACTTTTCCTTCATGCTTATAGCAACGAAATGCCTGAAAATCGTAAGAGGTCTGGGCGATGTTGTCTGTGTTCATGGTCATGTCTCTCTCCTTGTTGATGACCCTTTATCCCACAAGCCTCCGACACTGTCAACTAGTTGACTGAGATCAACTGCACAAATATTTAATCGCTCATCCCTCGCAAAGCCTCAGCCATT